TTCTTCCCATTCTTCCCACCATTCTTCCCATTCTTCCCGTTCTTCCCATTCTTCCCACCGTTCTTCCCATTCTTCCCGTTCTTCCCACCGTTCTTCCCACCGTTCTTCCCGTTCTTCCCATCATTCGGTGGTGGAAACAAGTGGGATCCAAGAGCGACATAATATAAGATAATAAATAAAAGATATACCACATCAGAAATGGTGTGGTATACTTTTATCTAGGCTTATTAAAAAGAAAGTGGTACTAATATGTACGAAGTTTATGACGAAAACCAAAATCCATGGTTTACAAAAGATAGATCAGAAACAGCATTAAATAGATATCCAACAAGAACTATGAGCAATGGCTTTATAGTTGAAAATCCAGCATTAGGAATAAATTTATATAGGAATACATTTTCAAAAGAAGATTCGGAAAGATATATAAATATTCTTGAGTCAAACTTGGGCGGTAACGGAAAATATACCTGGTCAGACGCAAAGGTTACAAATTCAGATGTGCCAATCAAAAAAGCAAGAGATTGTGTAGATTTTAAGTATAAGCAAGAAAATTTGGGGCCAAGAGATGAACATAATGCTGAACTTCTTGACCTTCATGAAGAAATATATCAAAAACTAAAAATATGTGTTGATGATTATGCAAAATATTGGGGAATTCACGTTATATATTATGAGGCGTTTAATTTTGTAAAGTATGAGGGCGAAGGAAAGCACTTCAACATTCATGCAGATCATGGTCCAATGTATAATTGTACGGTTTCTGCGGTAATATACATTAATGAAGACTATGAGGGTGGAGAGATTAAATTCCCAAGACTTGATGGATATACACATACACCAAAAGTTGGAGATATTCTTCTTTGTCCATCTAATTACATATACGAACATGCATCTTTACCAATGAAATCGGGAGCAAAATATTGCGTTGTCGTTATGACAGACATTAATGAACTAGGACATAAGTAGTGTCCCTTATTGCCAAATTTGTTTCTTACAGACCTTGGCTAAACAAAGAAAGCAAGTCTGTTCCAGTCCCAACACAAAAAGAAATGCCAGATTGGTATAAAGATGCAGACAGATTTGCTAAAATGCCTAACGGCGAATACTACAAAGCGCCAAAAGAGGTTTGTCCCTTTCCAAAAGAAGGAACAACAGACGACTTTGGTAAGGTCCCAACATGGAAAGCATGTCCAGCAATTATGGATGCTTTTGCAACAGGATATGTTTTTAGAACTCCATGTGATTTAACATTTTTTAAAAATGCTCAAGGAATTATAAGTGTTAAAGTAGAGGATTCAAAGTGTCAAGATTTTTGTACACAAAGACCGCCAATGCCACAGTTTGAGCATCCTAAAGGATACTACACTCACCACTTTGCTTGGTCTGCTGACTGGGGCTTAGAGTTACCAGAAGGCTATAGCGCTTTGTTCATGACACCAATGAATAGATTTGACTTGCCATTTTTAAATACAACTGGAATTGTTGATAGCGACAAAGTTCATTTGTTGGGAAGTTTTCCATTTTTTATAGTAGAAGGATGGGAAGGAACTATCCCAGCAGGAACTCCGTATCTACAAATTCTTCCTTTTAAAAGAGACAACTGGGACCATGAAATAGAGATAAGCGATTCTTCTAAGATCTATGGTAAAATAATGGATAATGCAAAAACTTATCGCCAGCCAGATGGCGGGGTATACATAAAAAGTGTTTGGTCAAGAAGAGAATACAAATAGGAGAAATGATGCAAACTTGGACAGAAAAAGAAGTGCTTGGCAATGGTATTACATGCTATAGAAATGTTATAAAAAAAGAAATTGATGTTATTAATAGACTTGAAAATATTCTAGGATCTGTTGCTGGATACGGGCAATTGTCGGCAGAAGGTAAAAGATATCACTGGATGCCAGCATATGTTGGGTATCAACAGTTAATGCCAGACTACAGAGACTGTGTTGATTTTAAGTTTAAGAAAACAGACATAGAGGCAGACAAGAGTGAAGATTCATTAAAACTTCAAGCGCTTTGGCAAGATGTTTATGACGCTCAGTCAGCAGCAGTAGAGGATTATCGTAAAGACTATAACATAATGCCTCTTAAGTATTGGGAGGCTTTTAACTTTATCAAGTATGGCCCAGGGCAACACTTTAAAGAACATCACGATCACGGATATTCGTATAATTGTACGGTTTCATTAGTTGCATATGTAAATGATGATTACGATGGCGGAGAATTGTATTTTAGACTTCAAGGTTTAAATATTAAACCAAAGGCTGGAGATCTATATGTATTTCCTTCTAACTTTATGTATCCACATCAAGCAATGCCAGTTCATTCTGGAACAAAGTATTCTATTGTAACAATGCTTGATTATAGTAAAAAGTATCATACACCAGATATGTATGACCCAAAGTGGGATAACGAATAATGTTTAATATTTCAGTAGAAAAAATGCATGGGGCACCATTTTCAATATCTCCAATGTCAATAAAAAGAGATTGGATGGATGTTACATCAGAGAAGCATGCATATAGATGTTTTCCTGTTACTCAGGCAAATGTAATAGGCTGGAATATTTTTTGTGAAGAAGATATTGAGTTTGTTTGGGATGGAATAAATGACCAAACCGATAAACACATAAATATAATCTCTAGCCCACAAGGATCTTATGCAGGCAGAGGGCAATCTTCAATTAGTTTAAATACTGGACTTATATTTAGAACAGATTCTGATGTTAGCATTTTTACTATAAATCCAGTTAACTATTTTAATGAAGATTTTGAAACTATGTCAAACCTAATTACAACTTCATTCTACGATAATCCATTACCTTTAGCAATTAAAGCAAAGAGGGCTAATCAAAATATAGTTATAAAATCTGGCACTCCATTGGCAACAATTATTCCGATATCATTAACAAATTTAAATAATAGCACGATAGAGGTTTTTGAATATAAGGATGAAGATAAGTCACGAATGAATGCCAACATTTCTTATGGAGAGGCTGCACAAAAAATCAATTCTACTGGTGGCTGGACTGATTGGTATCGAGATGCTGTAGATGAAAACGGAAAGTCACTCGGATCTCATGAAGTAAAAACTCTTAGGCTAAATGTAAAAGATAATAGGAGCACTAAATAAATGAACGAATTAAATACATCACATTCCGATATAATAAATAAATATTTGCAGGATGCCAAAGACAGAAAAGTTGGCCACTATATGATTACAGTAGCAAGAGATGGAGAAGACCCCGTAAGATCTATTATATCTTTTCAAAATATAGAAGATGCTGTAGATGGTTATAGAATGTATCAGGATGCAGGTTTTGCAAAAGATTATTTAACTGTTTCCTTGTACGAGCCCTGCGGAAAAGTAACTACAAAAGTATTAAAAAGAAATCATGCTGGAGATCCATCTTTTGTAAGACAAAACTATATTGATACCACAGATGCCATTTATAAAATAAAAGATAAGTTAGATAAAAAAGACTACGAAGATCTTTGCTTAAAAATTGCTACATCATTTGGAAAAGATAACTGGAGATTTAATGTTGAAAGGTTTTTGAAAAAATTAGAAGTAGAGGGAGAATTGTAGGGCAAAAGTCCTATGATATAATTCAAACATGAATCCACAAGATGCAGTTACAGTAGTAAGAAAGCCCTCCAGCACACCCTCTGGGTTTTTTGGAAGTGGTCCAGAAAACATCATTGAACTAGAAAATTTTATGACCCAGGAAGAGGTCGATTTCTTAGATAAAGCAGCAAGAAGCATAACAATTTGGGATATAACACAAAGCCATAAGAATGAAAACGGAGTAATTATTTATGATGCAGATTATTGGAAAGATCGAGTAGCAAGTGCTCCATCATTAAATCAAAATGATCCAAACATTGTTCCAGTAATTATAGGATTGTTTAACAAACTACAGCCAGTTATTGAAGAATTCTTTAATGTAAAAGTTAGGCCAACTGGACAAACAATTGTAAAGTGGAATCCAGGACAGTATCAACTACCGCATGCAGATAAAGAGTTACACTCTGGACCAGATGCTGGAAAGCCAAACGATTTCCCAAACTATGACATAGCAAGTTTATTTTACATTAACGATGACTATGAAGGTGGAGAATTGTATTTTCCAAATCAAGGAATACAGTTTAAGCCAAAGCGTGGATCTGCATATTTTTTCCCAGGGGACATGAACTATGTGCATGGGGTAACAAAAATTAAAAATGGCATTAGATATACCTGTCCATTTTTTTGGGAGATTCTTGAGCATACTGGAGAAATAAAACCAGACTTTGCTAAGGAGTATCATAGAATTTTTCCTAATGACGAGTCAATAAGGGCCTGGGATCCAGACAATGGAATTAGGAATAACTAATGAATTTTATAGAAATATATCCAAACATTTTAGTTTATAAAAACATTTTTGAAAATGTAGAAAAAATGTATCAAATTTTAAAAGAGTCTTCAAATGATAATACGGACAGAATATTTGGAGAATGGTCACAGTGGGCACAATTTGGTAAATATATAAACTATCCAGCAGGAAACACTTTCGGCAAAGAGTGGAGTTATGAAAATTTAAAAGAAATAAAAACTGAAACTAAGAATCAAGAGGATCAAAAATATTTTCTTTTAGAGTTAGCAAGCGGATTTGATAAGGTGACTCAGGACTACATTCTTAGATATGGTAAAGATTTTAATTTTGATAGTAAAGAAATTGTTGAGAATAGAGATGGAGAAAGATTTCCTTTATGGAAAATGTATGGCCCATCAATATGTAGTTATCACAAAGATATATTAGACAAAATGTCAATGACATATCATTCTGATTTCATTAGAGAGCCAATTCCAAGTCCAGGATATAAGTTTGCAATTACTGCAAATGCTTACTTTAATGATGATTATGACGGGGGAGAGATTGATTTTTATGTAGGAGGAGAGTTGATAAAGTATAAGCCAGAGGCTGGAGACTGGCTGGTATTTCCTTCGGGTCATCCAGAGGTGTTGAAAAAAAATGACAGTGTTTACTTACATGGGGTATTTCCTTCGTCTGGAAATGAAAAATATTTTGCAAGAATGTATTGGAGAAAGTATAGTCTAGGAAGCGAAGAGTGGTTTAAAAAAGAGGCCGAGTTTGGGAAAAAAGAATGGTATGATATGCAGGATAGCATAAATCAGGAATATTGGCAGACGCTGCCAAACAGGTTTGAAATACCAGAAGGAGTTAGAGTAAGATGAACCTAGAAAACAAATCAAGGATAACAAAAGATATAGTTATTTATGAAGACTTCATATCTCCAGAAGTTGCAGAAAAACTTGTAAAGGTTTTAGACAAGCATGCTGAAGTTGGAACAATTACATGGATGCCAATATCATTCTACGAATCTTATTCGTCTGTCCTTCCTCAAGATGATGATGAGCATGTAATTTCTGAAGGTTTGCCTTCTGATATTTTTTCACAAATGAAGCAGGGAATAATAGAGGCTGTTGCAAGCGTACATGATTTAGATCCAAAGGTAATTTGTCAAATTGGATATCATACACAAAAGTGGGAGCCAGGAGCATATGCTAGAAAACATTCAGA